ATAGAACCCGTTGACCTGTAGTTTACGTAGCTCGTTCGGCGTTTTACGCATGACGTGCGTGACACGCTCGGCAGTCTCAAGGCTGGACGCACCATACGGCACCACAATGTCTTCCGCAGGGACGAACAGAGATACCTGACGGCCAAGATTCGGGTCGAAATAAACTTTCTTGAAGGCGTTACCAGCCAAACCCAAGCCCCAGAGCATACGTTCGTGCTCCGGGCGATACTCGATCATCTCCTCGGTCAACTGGTAGTTCATGTCATCCCGGACACGCGACGAGGCTTCGCGCTTTTCTTTCGTTTCCTTGCCGATGATCTGCGTCTTGACCGGCCCGGTAGCCGGGAATGTTTCCATTATGGTCTCGGACTGGAACCTAACCAGCGCTTCGGACAGCATGGGATGGTACACACCGCACGCACCGGGCCACGGCTCCGTGCGATCTTCAACCTTCATACCGAGCAGCTCAAGGCCGTCTACATAGGTCTGAATCCAGTCCTTGCGGCTGGAAACATCCTCGTCAAAATTACCAAGCAGATCGCCAACCAGTTCAGTCAGCGCCTGCTCATCGAGCGTTTCGGCAAGGTTAGCGTTAAACTCGTCGCTAATCTCACGCGACGGTTCGATCTCGATCTCAAGCCCGCCCGCACGGATCTTTACTTCTTCCGGGTCTTCGATTTCAATTTCGATGTCAGGCTCCTGATTCTCCATCAAATCAGTGAGTCCAACCGGGGCTTGTGCCAGAGATTTGTCTATCGCCATGATGTGTCCTTAAATGCTGTATTTTGACTTTCTGTACTCGTCTCCCTGGCCCGGCGAGATTCATATTCCGCTTGACTTGTCGACAACTTAGGTGTATAGTTCACCATGTACCGTACCTATAAAGTATCACAATGGCAAAACGTCATAGTAACGAATCTTTCATTGCCTCGGCGAAATTAGTGCACGGAGGCAAATACGACTATAGCAGAGTTACGTATGTAGCGCAAAACACGCATATATTGGTGACGTGCTCTATTCATGGCGCGTTCAGTATAACGCCCAAAAAACATCTGTCCGGGTCCGGCTGCCGCAAATGTGCGGCTGAGTTGCTACGCAAACCACTAGACAGTTTCATCGCGGCTGCAAGAAACGTTCATGGTACACGATACGGGTACGAAAAGGTGGACTACAAAAACATAAATGCCCGCGTCACCGTCATGTGCCCTGTTCATGGCGCGTTTGAGCAAGTGGCAAAAATACACTTAAACGGTTCTGGTTGCCCGAAGTGCGCTGGTGTTAACAGGAAAACAAATGACGTATTCATAAAAGAAGCCAAGGCAGTGCATGGGGACACCTACGATTACACCGGTTCCAACTATGTCAGCGCAAAAACAAAAGTACGAATCTTGTGCACCGTACACGGAGCGTTCGAGCAGAGGCCAACCGCACACCTGCGCGGGCAGGGTTGCCCCAAGTGCGCCAAGGTAGACAAGCCAAAAGAAGCAGCTCGGGTTCGTCTGGAGCGAATTAAACTGGCTATTGCGAACAAGAGTACCGGCGCGTCGTACGACTTCCAGGACGCCGCAAATGTGCATGACCGCGTCCATATAACATGCGGGAAGGGCCACACATACGAACAACGGGTAGACGGGGCCATTAAATACGGTTGCCCTGTTTGCTCCAAACGTCAGTCAACCGGCGAAATCGAAATGCGCGCATACATAGAGTCGCTTGGTTTCACCGTTGTTCGCACTCGAAAAGTAGCCCCACCCACGGAGATCGATGCGTGGGTTCCAGAAAAGAACATAGGTTTCGAGTACAACGGGCTGTATTACCACTCTGACGCATTCGACGGTGCGAAGTGGAGGCACTTCAACAAGAGCGCAGCGGTACGCGCCGCTGGCGGGCGGCTTGTGCATATATGGGCTGACGACTGGGTTTATCGCCGGACAGCCACAGAAACCATGATCGCTGCACAACTGGGCAAACTAGAGTGCCTTCACGCCCGCACAACGGCCGTCCGCCTGCTCGATGCGAGCGAGGCGAAGTCGCTGCTCAATACCTACCACCTCCAGGGGTACACCCCGGCCATGTATTACGGCCTTGAGCACAACGGTGAGGTCGTCGCCGCGATGGGGTTTTCTACAGCGCGTAGCATACGTGGCAATACGGATGACGGACTCGTCGAGCTAGTCCGCTTCGTCGCCAAAAAGCGGATCGTAGGAGGGGCCAGTAAACTTCTGTCCGCCTGGAAACGCGAAGTGAAGAACTGGCATACCCTGATCACTTATTGCGACCACGCCCAGTTCGATGGCGGCCTGTATGAGTCCATAGGGTTCACGAAAGTCCAAACGAAAGGGCCGGACTATAAAGTAATTTTAGCGGGCGGCGATACACGTGTCCATAAATCAAACGTGCGTAAAGCCCGGCTAAAAACGTTGCTTGGCAACAAATACGACGAGACAAAATCAGAATCAGACCTATGCACCGAAAACCATATTTACCGCGTGTGGGACTGCGGTAAAACCCGATACGAACTCAATAATACGCAGCCTTCACCTGCCTGAATGTTTCCCTGTCCCACCGGTCGCTCGGTAACTGGATGAAACCGCCATTACGGAACCGCATCAACGCCATCACCGTCGAGTCGCACAAGTCATCGTTAGGCATGGACGGGAACCCACACACCTCATCGACGACCTCTTCGGCCCATCGCCTGCCCGCAGGATACCAGACCAACCCAGACGCGAAAATATCAGAGACGGAATTAAGGCGCGCAGTTTTGTCACCGGTCCCCCTGTGCGGGGTGTACTCCTGCACGGGTACGCCAGCCGCTCGCATCTCCTGGTAGAGCGCTGTACCTGCCGACTTCTTCTCAACCACGAACCAGTCGGGCTGCCACTCCTCATACTCTTCGTATGCCCGACGCTTCAACGTCGGAAACTCCCACCGCTCCTTGATAGAGTTGAGTAGGATAATGTTAGCCACGCCCCACGTCGTCAGCGCGGTGAAGTCAGACCGGTTGGTTTTCTCAGCCGCCGCGTCAAGCGACATGATTATGTATTCACACACGGGCGGATCGTCTTTTTCCCAAGGTCGCCACCATTCCCGTTTTATGATACTCGCCTCGGCAGCCGTCGGGTGCTGCATGTACTGAGCGTTCCATTGGAACGGCGGCATCGATGCCTTGGTACGAAGGAGCGACTCCAGCGACCACTGCTCCGGCCACAGCGATTTCTGTACTACGACGGACTCGCCCGCCCCATCCGTCGTGCTGGTATCCAGTATCGCAGGGAACTCAACAACCTCCCACTGATCCGCGTCAGGGTTACGCACCATATCATTGATAACACGACCAATCAGGTCGTTCTGTGACCACCGGGTTCCAACGATTGCTACACAACCTTCTGGCATGAGACGCGTTCGTGCCCCGTACGCATACCAGTCATACGCTCTATCTAAGACATCAAGATTGCCATTGAGTATGTCCTGCTCATTTACAGCATCATCGATGCATAAAAAGTGCGCGCCACGACCGGCAATCGCGCCTCCTACACCCGTGGCGTAGTAAACCCCGCCTCTGTTGGTGTTCCATCGACCCGCCGATTTACTATCGGACGCCAATGTCACGTCAGGGAAAACGGTCCTGAACTCTTCAGAATCTACGAGGTTACGAACCTTACGACCAAAATCGACCGACAAATCCGCCGTGTGCGTTACCATCATTATTTGGCGGTCTGGAAAATTGCCAATATACCACGCAGGGAAATACACTGACGTAAGCTGAGACTTACCAAACCGCGGTGGCATCGATACAGTAACACGGTCTTTCCGGCCGAACGCCATATCTTCCAGCAACGCAGCTAAGTGCCTATGATGGGCACCTACCTTGTAGTTCTTGTCCACGTGCACAACGAAGTCAAGCAAGGACTCGCGGCATTTCTGCGCCTTACGCCGATGCGTCAGTTCTTTTATAGCCACAATGACCGCATTTTTCCGCGCCGCAGGCAGTTTATGCGCGTTTTTAAGCACAAAACGCACCTGCTCCGGCGTGAGCGTATCAAGGTCGAAGCTGTCTGGGTCCACCGTTATGTGCTTAGAGGTCTTCAATCGCGTCGTCGATGTCATCGGCTGTCGGTTCTGGTGACGGCTCGGGTGGCGGCACCTCCTCAAACTCCGTCACGTCAGTAATATCTTTCGGGTCGAGCAGGATTGCAAGCGACTCTTTAAGCTCTTTTTCCAGTTCTGCATCGGACTTATGCGTGACCGTAATTTCCTTCTTGTCGGCAAAAAGCCCAACGTCGCTTATTTTTCCAAGCATCTCGAGCGCACGGAGCCTATTTTTCGGGTCCGGGTCATTACTTTCCAAAATGAGACGGTTCGTGACGTATGTTCGCAGCAAAACCGCGTCATGAACGACCTGATAATCGTATTCGGACAGCAACGCCTCCAGCTTAATGATAAGCCCAGGTTTCGTTCGCTCATACGAAGTGGGCGCACGCCCGTCAACAACTATTTGTTGCGCCAAAGCATCATCTTCTTCAGAAATGTTAATGTCAGCACCCAACTGTAGCTCCGCAATAGCCGTCATGGCGCAAACATGGATTCGTTCACGCTCCGACAACGGGGGCAACGACGCGATCTTTACGCGCTCTATGATGGGCACATGCACCTGATGTTCAGTAGCCATGCGTCGAAAATACACACATATAGCAAAAAAATCAAGCGTATGGTACCTGAAGGCATACCGGGGGGTTTAGCAAAACGAGGGGGT